TTCCAGCTTTTTGATGGGAGTAATGATGGGTCTAAGCCTACCTCAACAACAGTATCCAACCTTACACACCTGGAAGGAGAAACTGTGGAAGTTATTAGGGATGATATATTCTTGGGTACGAAAACTGTTTCGTCTGGGCAAATAACGATAGATCAGATTCCTACGACTTATGTCGAGGTTGGTTTACATTACGATGTCCTAGCTAAAACACTACCTGCCGAGCCAAGACTTTCTTCTGGCACTATGGTAGGACGTAAGAAAAGAATTGTAGATGCAAGTCCTGTTTTATTTCAGACACAAAACATTGCGATCAATGGTAAGGAAGTTCCGTTAAAACAGTTTCCGTATACATTAGATTCTGCTGAGACAGTATTCTCTGGACGTAAAAGAGTGACTCCGATACTTGGATTTAGTACGGAAGCTCAGATAGAGATAACCCAAACTAAGCCCTTGTTTTTTACGTTACTTGGTTTAGAATACAATGTGAGTGGTAGTCAATGAGTGCGTCAGCGGTATTTGGTGGAATTGGTTTAGTAATGTCTGCATTGCAGTACAGGAGTACTGTAGCCGCAGGAAAAGCCGAACAAGAGTTTTATAATGCTCAAGCTCGTAACAGAAGATTACAGGGCAGAGTAGAAGCAGTAGAAGCTAAAGAAAAAGGCAATGAGATACTGAGACGAGCTAAAGTGGCTCTAGCCTCAAACCTTGCAGGAGGATATGCAAGTGCAGTTATTCCTACAGTAGGATCAGTTCAGACAGTAAGTAGGCAACAAGTATTACGACCTGCCTCGCTAGACTTTGGTATAACTGGGATGGATGCATTGTTAGCGGTAGAACAAGCGAACAGAGAAGCAGGATACTTAGAGTACAGAGGTCAGATGGCGGCTGCTCAAGCTCGAACTCAAGCACTCGGAGGATTAGTGATGGCAGGAGTGCAAGCAGGATTATCTGGTGCGTTTAGTGGACTAGGAGGTTCTGGTGGTATTTCTGGAGCAGGGGTTGCTGGTAATGCTTCACAAATAAATACAGCAGGTGTAAGTAGTGTTATGAGAGCAGGTCAGACTTCTGCTATTAGTGGCGGTGTATTTAACACAGCAGGTGGAGGTATGAATTTTACAGCTCCACAAGGAATTAGGTTTTTTTAGATGGCAACAAGAAGAACATTACAAAGACAATTTTTTAGTCCAAGCTATAGTCCAAGTGCCTCAGCAGAAGCAGGAATGTTTGAGCAACAGGCAAGTGGCATGAGTCAGCTTGCTAGTAGTCTTAATCAAATGTCTAACTTTTTCTATAAGGAGATGGAGACAAGAGCAGTAGAGGAAGGTCAGTTATTAGGAGCTGCTAATCCTATTACTATTGACGAGCTGAAAAAATCTGCAAAAACAGGAGAGGATGTAACTGATAGATTAGGATATGGTGCAAAAGGAAAGGCTGCAAGAGGTGCTGCATTTAAAGTATTGCAACATGAAATGGAAATGGAGGCATCTAGAGATTATCAAAACTTTATGACAAAGGCATCTCAAGAACAACTCTCCTCACAGGAAATCGCTGACGGATTAGATGCAATAACTATGGGTTATACAGATTTACTTAAAGGAGTAGATGCAACAGTTAAATATAATACAAAGGCAAAACTCTCTGTAATTACTAATGATTTATATTCAGATTACTTAAATGATGAAATAAAAAAACAAAACTCTATTATAGCTTTAAAACAAGTTCGAGATCTACAACAAGACATTGAAAACGTCAGACCTATGATGAACTTAGCCTTGAGAGAAAACAAACCACAAGAAATAGCACCTATGCTTGCTAAATATAGAACACAGATTGAGGGTGCTATTTTAAACACAGCTATGACAGATGCTAATAAGCTAAAAGGGATTAAAGAGGCAAACTCTGCTATTGATAGTGAAATTATAAGAACAATGACTAAATATAGCCAGGACAATAACATAGACCTATCAACATTTATTAAAAACTTTAGACAATCAGCAAAGGTAGTAAACGATAAAATTGTGTATAATGTTAAGAACCCAGATCTATCTTCTTTAGTAAATTCTCTCTCAAGAACAGGACAAAACAATTTAACAGACGAGCTTAACTCTGAATTAGATAAACAAATACAGATTGCTACTTTACAATCTAACCAAAATAAGGAAGTTGCTGACGCTGCTGTTGCACAGATCAAACAAGAAACAGATAAGTTTTTAGTCAATTACGAGGATGGTGACGACATTCCACTTGAAGTACAAAATAATGTTAATATGTTAAAAAAATATAATTCAACTGAGTATAAAAAATACTCTCAAAAATTAACGGATATTCAAAGCGACTATGCCATAGAGATTGACACAACTCTTGTAAGTTCACTAGAACGACAAATAGACACCCTTGAAGGTATAGAAATGGACAAATTGTATGAGTATAAACCACGATTAACGAGAGATGATTTTTTAAGATTTAAAGAAAATGTTGCAAAAAAACAAAATGAAGAAATAAAAAGATTTGTTAAAACAGTGTCAACAGGTCCTAAATATGCAGCGAGTCATCCAGAATACCAAGGCGATCTTACTGGGGTGCTTGTTTTTACTGAAGAACAACAAGCTGTAAAAGAAAAAAGAAGATTTATACAAGATCAAATGGAATTGGAGTCAGAAAGAGCTAGTGACTCTGGAGAGCCTTTTAACGCATTTGACTTTTATAATAAATTAAAAAGCGATCCACAGCATACTGAATTTTTTAGAGACCCATTAGGAGCAGGACAGGCAGCAGAAACAATAGCAAAAACAACACAGAATTTTATAAACAATCATTTTGGTAATTTAAATAGCTTGGGATTTTTTAGAAATGTTGTTTCTAATACAGATACTATTGAATATTATGAAGAAATTAGTAAAAATATTAATGAGAGTATGAGAAAAAAAGCATTAAAGCAAGGGACATTTGACACCTATAAAGCAGCAACAAGGCTTGTTAATCAAAGGTTACAAGAATTAAGGAAGAACAAATAATGGCTAAAGAACAGGATTTATTTGATCTATTTATTGAGGAAAGGGAGTTACGCCAATCTGGACAAACACTATTGCCTAGCTATGAAAATGGATTGACAACTGTGAGAGAACAGACTTTTGTAGATACTTTTGATAGTCAAGTAAAAGAAGGTGTGCAATCATTGTTCGAGAAATTTACATTAAATAAACAAACTAAAGAAGATTTAAAAAAAGGTGGTGAGGTTGTAGAAGGTATTGGAAAAGGCTTGTTTGAAGGTGGTATAGTAAATCCTCTAGGTCTAATTGTTGATGAAAACTCTAAGTTTATGCAAGACGCTAAACAAGCTACAGAATTTAATCCAGACTTTGATTTCGCTAATTTTGGATATGAGGGTGCAAAGTTTTTTGGGTCGTATCTAGGTTTAGGTAAACTGATGGCTATTGGTAAGGTTGGAACACAACTAAGTAAACTCGGAACTTTTGGTAAAGAAGCTGTTAGAAGTTTAGGCTCTACGTTTACAGCATACGAAGGTACAGATGAAAATTTAGTAGATGCTATTATGTCTATGGGTGCTGACCCAGACAATTACCCAATGATTAGAAAACTAATGACAGATCCGAATGATAGTGATTTTGAGGGCAGATTAAAAAATGTGTTAGCTGATTTACCTGTTGAAGCTCTTGTACCAACAATAGCTGTTGTATTAAAAAACATTAAAAGTAAAGCATCACCAGAGGTGGTAGAGCAATCATTAGACAACTTAAAAAAAGAAGGTAATGAATTGTTAGATAAGTATTCTGTTGGTTCGGCAATAAATCCAGAAGGTGAATTGGCACAATCAATTATTGAACAAGCAGACAAAAATACAAATGTATCTAAACTAGCTCCTAATAAAGATGAGGTTGTAGATATAAATAAAAAAGTAAAACAAGTCGTAGACATAAGAGCAGAACAAATGAAATTGCCTATTAAAGATAGAGTACAACCAAGCGGTGACCAATTTTTTAACAGAAATTATAAAACACAAACAGCAGATCAGACAGAAATAGAAACACCAAGTATAGATGAAACAAAACCATTTCCAAAAAATAACAGAGCAAAAAAATTAGAAAGTTTTAGTGATCAAATAGCCTCAACAATTGCTAATAAATTAAAAGATAAGGTAGGAAGTAACGAGCAATTTTTTTATAACACACAACCTTTAATAGATAAAGCTACAGAATTAGGAATACCAGAAGATGTAGCCAAAAAACAATTAGAAAAGTTATCTTTAAATTATGCAGCAACAAGTCCTAAATCAGCAACAGAAGAAAATTTAAGGTCTGCCTCTCTTGTATCTGCAAAACAAACAGCAAAAATTCCTGTTGATTCAGTTATTGGTCCTGGAACTGTTGATCCCAAAACAGGTAAAAAGGGAATATCTGAAAAAGGTTACCCCATGATGATAAGTCCTGGAGGAACGCATAGAAAATTAGTAGATGCTGTTGCAGCTGAAGGTTTAAATGTAAACACACAACCTAAGCCATATAGTTTTGCAAAAAATGTTCAAGGTAATTTAAATGGTGTTACTGTTGACTCTCATGCTATAAGAGCTGTAATTTTTGTACTTAATGATCTCGAACCTGGAAAAGTGCCAATAGAATTTATATTGCCTAAATTTCAAAAACAATACAAAAAAAATCCAACTAAATTAACATTTGATATGATTGATGCTTCTTTCGCAACACAAGCAAGAAATAAAATATCATATAAACCAGAATATAAAATATTCTCAGATATATATAAAAAAGTAGCTAATAATCTATCAATAAAACCTGCTGAAGCACAGGCATTAACATGGTTTAATTATGGCGATAGAACAGGATTAGTAAGTAAACCAAAAACATTTGTTGATATTTTAGAAGAAAGAATTGATGTTACTGCACAACTTACCAACGATACAAAAGACAATGTATTTAAACAATTTATGCAAGGCAAACTTCCGCTGCTTTCTCTAGGTGGAATGACACTATTAGAGACAGGAACATCAATGGAGAATGAGTAATGGGTAAATTTACAGAATTATTAAAAACAGCAACTAAAAAAGGATTACAAGTTGAGGGTAATTACTATATGGATCCTGTTGATAAACTTGAGCTGTATGGAGAAGAAATTGTAATTCAAGGTGAGATAACTTCAGCTAAAAGTTTAGCCGAGGGTGTGGCTGACCCATTAAAAATATCTCTTAACGCAAACAAAGACGACAATATATCTAACTATTCTAAATTTCTTTCTCGATTAAAAGACGATACGATGGAAGACCCAGAAGTTACGAAAGCATTATACCATGACATAAGAATGACCTATGGTGACGGAATAAAAACTAAGACATTAAAAGTTGAAGAAATAGTAAACAATGCCACACCAGAAAAAATAAGAACAGCCTTAGACAACGCATTTAAATATGATTCTTTGAAAACAATGACCAATGAAGATTTCGTATTAAATTTAATGAATGGGGTAAACCTTTCCAATGAGTTTAGAGGTCTAGCCCAACAACTACAAAAAGTGTCTAAGAAAGAAGATAAACAAAAGATTCTAAAAAACATGGTTGTTCATACAGTTATGATGGGCAGAGTGTCAAAAGCCCTAAATCAAGAGATTAGAACTGCAGGTCAGAAATTAGCAGCGACTCGACATGGGAAAAAAATAACTGAAGTAGATTTTGATTCAACTCTAAAAAGCATAGCAAAACTTGATTTGACTACAATGGATGAATTAACTATGGACGAATTAGGTTATGTGTTTGCTCGTTTTAATAATTCCGAACTATCTAAAGTATCTGAACAACTCACACCAACCCTTTGGAAAAAAATACTTGGAGGTGTGCAACAAGGATACGACATTGTTATGGAGCTTTATTATAATTCTTTACTGTCTGGATTTCCAACACACGTTGTAAACTCTTTTGGTACCGCAGTACACATGGCAAAAGACCAGTTTGACGATGTTGTAGCTAGTGGTATTGGTAAAGTTAGAACGACAGTCGGTAAGGCAATGGGGTTGAAAACAAATGAGTTTGATAGAATTACTTTAAAACAAGCGATGCATTCTGATTTGGCAGATGTTAATGCCTGGAATGATGCATTAAAAGTATTTTCTAAAATCATGATAACAGGTGAGGGTTCTGATTCTGTTACTAAATTTGATTTTAAAAGAAGAAAAGGTATCCGATTGCCTGGGACTGATGGCACAGACAATATGATTGACGTTTTTAATCAGTTTAATGAAGGTAAAACTAAAGAGGCTGCTATAAATATGTTAGGGATTACTGCTAGAATTAGTGGCAGAGCATTGGCAGCGGAAGATGCGTTCTTTAAATTCTTTGCTAAAAGAAGATTTTTATATCAAGAGGCAATGAGGCAGGCAGACATGGACATGGTGCAAAACCTAAGAAAGGGTATGAGTGCTGACGATGCTAAAAGTGCGGCTGATGAAACAATCGCAACTATGATGGAAAATCCAACTCGAAGTTTTTCAACCCAGATATTAGATCAAGCTGACGAACACGCACAGAAAATGACATTTCAGCAAGAACTTGGTCCTATTGGTAAACAAGTCAGTAGAATATTTAAAACACCAGGTTTAGCCTTCTTAGCTCCATTTGTTAAAACACCATTAAATATAGGTAAAACTGTGTTAGATAATTCATTTAATATTTTTAACGTGGTAGGTCCATTATCAAGAGGTCAAGGAAAAGAGTTTGACAAAGCCTTAGCAAAAATATTAACAGGTAATGCTATTATGCAAAGTGTCATTCATTTAACTAGTGGTATGTATGGTGACAATGTAAAGGTTACAGGAGGTCCACACCCAGACTACAAGGTAAGAAAATACATGAGAGAAATGAATATACCAACATATTCAATAGGCTTTAAGCAGGACGATGGGTCTTATAAATATTATCCATTCTCAAGGGTTGACCCTATATCTGGTTTATTAGCTATGGGAGCTGATTACAATCAATATAAATATGTTATGGGTACGGATGAGCTTGAAAGTTTAGCGTCTATTATGACAATGAGTGCTGCTGATTATGTAGGCGAGCAACCTTTTCTTCAAGGCTTTGCAGAGTTTAATAAGATATTTATGGGTGAGCATAATAACAAAGCATTTGGGCAAGCTGCATGGGAGTGGTTTGGTGGAAAAACTGCTGAGGTTGTTGGTACTACCTTGAGTGGCTTAAATCCTTTAGGATTACCTATAGGGAATACAGTAATTAAATATATGGAAGAATATGATATTCCTGTTGTAGCTCCTGCATCTTCTTTTTATAGGTCTATTGAAAGATCTGAAAGTCCAGAAAGGGAAGACCCAACTTTTGACTATTCTTTATCGGAACGATCAAAAATGCATACATTCTTTAAAGCATTTCATGATAAACGCAGACAGCTATTTATAAAAAACCCTCAATTTAATGATAGATACCAACCACAAAAAGGAATGTTCTATAAAGACATAGGAGCTTCTGAGAATATAATGGGTGGATATGGGCAAGTCTTTAGTCCGTTTCAAGTTAGAACTGTTAAAATGGATGACGTTGAGCAAGAACTTACAAACCTAGCTCTTTTTCCTTCTGGTGGTAAAGCTCTTGGACTCGTATGGGATGTAAAGAAAATTGACGGCATTGAATTAAATGCTGACCAAAAGGATAGATTTAATGAGGTATGGAGTTTAATGGATGGACGTGGAAGAATGCCTGCTGAACCAGGTTACGATAAGTCTGATGATTTAAAAGGAATCATGAGGTCTGTTATTAAAGACCCACAATATAAAACATTAAGCAATGAAAAAAAGTTTATTGAATTAGAAAGAGTATACAAATCTAGACGACAGAATGCTGTAAAAAGAATGACAGAAACACCTTTAGAGTCACATGAATTATTTAAGGAATACAACAAACAAAAAGAAATACAAAGGGTAAACAAAGTATTTGATAAGATAGATATATTACTTGAGAAGAACTAACATTGAAAAAGCAAGTGATATAGTGTATAAATTATATAGGAGTTTTTATGGCAACCTTCGACATTAACGACACCACCAGACGTGTCCAATATACAACCAATGGCTCACAAACACAGTTCGCTTTTAGTTTCCAGATCAATGCCGACAGTGAATTAAAGGTTATACTCGGTGAGACTACACTCACTCTATCTGCAAACTACACAGTAACAATAGCCACTAATGGAACAGGTACAGTTGATTTTTCTTCAGCTCCAACTACAGGACAGAAACTAACCATCTTAGCCAACAAACCTTTATCAAGGGAGAGTGTATATTCTACAGGAGCTTCGTTTACAGCGGCGGCACTAGAGACAGACTTCGATAACACTATCATGGTTCTTCAGCAGTTCGAGGAAAAGATTGACAGAACCTTACAGTTACCAGAGTTTGTTACAGGCTCAACACCGCCAAGTCTAATAG